TCATATATTCGTTTGGTCTGCGATACTACGTGCGGCCACTAGTACTAAGCTACTTAGACATTCCTAAAGATCTTTACGTTCTCCCAAAATGCAGGCGAAAAAACTGCGTCAACCCATTCCACAATACTTACAAAACAATGAAAGCCTCTAAACTCACTAGCGCGGATAAGCGATTGGCGCTAGCCTTCGCAAGCCAAGGCGTCCCCGTAAAGGAGATTGCTAAGGCTTTTAAAGTCCACCGCTCTTCGATCTACCGCTTGTTTAAAAAATGAACATCCTGCTTCTTGGCTTACGAGTCACAAATGAATCAATTGAACGAGAAGGCTCCTGTGAATTAAACGCCGAAGCTCTACCCTCAACTGAAAGAAAGATCCCAACCAAAGTATTATTAAGTCAAAAATCTGACCATTATGTGGGAAAACTTCTAAGTAAACTAAAAGAAAAAGAAATCTTTCTTGCTATCGGACCCACAAAATCCGATCCCGATGGTCTGCTTAAGATGCAACCAATGCTGGTTGTCAGAAATGACAATTGGGAAGACCTACTGGCGATTAATTTATTTATTGCTACAGGTGGTTTGGGACCAAAAGCCGAAGAAAATCAACTTGGTGACAATACCGTCACAAACAGATCTTTAGCTTGGCAGGACGAAAACCAAGAAACAAATTGGATGAAAATCTCTTGTTGGAATGAGCTGTCAGCTCAGCTGGCAGATCTAGCCGCAGGTACCCCAACGATTGCTGTTGGTCGGATAAGCACATCCGAAAAAGACGAACGAATTTTTCTAAACTATGGCGTGGATAAAATTCTTTATCTACCCCGCACACAAAAGGCCGCTCCCACACGGGCTGCTGATCCTGAAAAGGGTCGTGTGTCTCCTTCTGCTCTCGGTTCTCTCGACTTCTCTCTTTAACTAATCATGGTATTTATCGCAGGCAAATTTTCGGCTGATGAAATCCTTTGTCAGATCCCGCCACACACACTACGTATTGATCTTCAGGCTCGTCGTTGGAAATCCGACAGTGATCCTGAGGCGGCCATCGTTGACACGAACGACAATGGCATACCCATTGAGTTTATCCTGCTTGGTTTTACACCCTATTTCGGCAATCTCGGGATGCGGTCGCACGAAGAGTTTATTCGAATTAGCTATATCGGTGTGTCCCCTAACCATCGTTTACTACCTCCACGGTGTGTTTGCACGAGTATTATTAGCGGCAAGTCGAGCCAAAAAAACTTTATCACGTACTTCCAGACTCTATATAACAACCGTATAAATGTAGGTGAAGTTATAACGATTACAAAGTTTGTACAAAAATCCTTTAACGAAAGGGATTCCTTTACAGGCGCCGACGGTCCGAAAATAAACTACAACGCATTAGAGTTTAAAGATCGCCCAACAGAAACCGATGAGGAGAAAAAACTCATTCACGATGTCACATCGTGGCTTGAGACTAGTGGAGGAGAACTGGTATCAGCTGCACTTCGCTCTTCTATCCCCGGTTCTAATTTGGTCGAACTACCTTTGGGAGAAGACCATGCAGATATTAAAGCTCTCTTTGCGGAAGCAAATCCAAAGAGATTAGAGGGTGCGTATGAGCACCAGCAAGCGTCTCTGCCACCAACAGCCGAGGCTCCTAAGAAGACCAAAGAAGAAACACCCGAGCCTGTTCCTAGTTCAAAACCCTCAAAGGGAAAGGAACTAAACGACGAACAGAAAGCTGCGCTTAAAGCTGCTGGTTTGGATTTCTAGCGTAAACTGTTTAAGGACATGGGGACGCGCCTTCGCAAGGGGGCGCTTTTTTCTCATCTATAAAAAGTTATCGACGGTCTATGGCGTTTTACCACGTGCCGAGATTTATTTTTGGCCCTGTAGCTGACTCTAAATTATGCTCTGGCACAATCCTCCTTCCCGCAGACTTTAACGGGCAACTTTTAGAGCAAGTAAAAGAGTCTGGTTTGACAGACATTGTCACAAACACACTGGAGAACAATATACAAGATAAAGCCTGGTGGGAAACTCAGAGAGGGAAAATCGATTGGGTCATCGCTGTGACCCAAGGATTAAAAGAATACACTCCATGGATTATTGAATACGGTCTAGACATTGCGACTCAAGGTGTTTGCATTCTCGATCGGATTACTTTCCTCGAGCCCGTACGGAACCGCGAAACGTTTCTTAAGTCAGCATCCTTAGCAAATCTAAAGATTTTAAGTCCTAGACCAGCATTCCGTGCGGACGGTAAACAACTAAAAGACTCAGTGACATCAGGGTGGTTCTTCTTCAAAAAACAAGAACAAAGATTCACAGGTACAGTTATCGATTACGAAGTAAGCTGGCTCCGCCCCAGACCTCCCACCAATGAGTGAGCAACTGCAAAAAGCAATAGAGCAGCTTGTAGCTCTACAGAAAGAACAGATTCTCAAGCTTGAAAAAATAGCAACAGTTCTAATCAGCACACAACTGCTTACAGAATGCGTCGACCACCAAGGTGACGCACGGACAGGTGAAGACTGCGCAACAATCACCCTTGACGGTTTTTCTGCGGCGCTCTGTCTTATGAATGATTTGGACCAACGTAATCGAGATTACAAATATCAGGAGCAAGAGTTCTTTGTAGATGATGATGAGGACGCTGATGATAACGATGAAGATGACGAAGGTGATAATGAAAAGAATACAGTCCTAAGTTCCTTCTAGACTTGTATAAGTTGGCATACACATCGTGACCCAAACACGGGTAACTTTAAATGGCTTAAGGCACTACGTTTGCAACGGCGTTCCTAAGCCACTCCCCTCCGTAACCTCGATTTTAAGTACGGCGCAGACAGAAAAAACACGTCAAAAATTAGTACATTGGAACTTGATGAACCCTGGTGTTGCCGACCAAGCAGCTGAAAGAGGTAACTGGGTTCACAGCAGTGTTGAAAATTATTTAAAAGGTCTGCGTGTCGTTCCCCCAGAAAAGTACAAATTATTCTGGGATGACTTACCGGAGCTTGTAGACAAACTCATGCACGGTGGTCGGGTACTATGGTCAGAAAAACCATTTAACCAACCTAAGTGGAGCAAATATGTCGGTGACGACGGGGTTGGGCGAATTCACTATTACGACCCAACCACGGGGCATGGTTACGCCGGTTGTTGTGATTTGATTTACATGAACGAAAACGCCGAAATAATTTTGGCTGACTTTAAAACCAGTAACGGACCCTACGCTGCAAAGTTTCCAAAGAAAGACCAAGTAATGAGCGACCAAACTAGAAAGGCTCTGATTTCTGGCGTATTTAAAGTAAAGAAAACAAGACTGCAACTAGCTGCTTATAAAGCCGCAGCTGAAAGTTGTCTAGGCATTAAAATAAACAAAACCCAGATAATAGTGGCTACAGCAATAAAAGAATTTAGTACGCAGGTATTTACATTTGGCGCCGAAGAAATTGAAAGAGATGAAGAAAGTTGGTTTGAGGTTGTAAAGCAATATTACGAGATGCAAACTCCCACTGCATGACCGATCAGCGAAATACTAAGTCGCAAGTTTACATAGTTTCTTTCGGGTTAAAAACCCTTTTGCTATCAGACTAAGCTATCCAAGACACACCATGAAGTTCATCTGTTCTGTAAACGAAGAGGTCGCTAAACACGTCCACCCTAAAACCGGCAAGATACCCATAGGTGGTAATTTTGCAGCTTTTAATCTCAACTGGGACGCAAAAGAATTATCGGCACCTGAGTTAGCTGCCGAGCTTGCTCAAGGATACGGATTATGCGCTTGGCACCTACTCGAAGGAAAGAGGCAGTCAGAAACAACTGGTGTCATAAGAGCGGGCATGATAATTGTCGACATAGATAATCAAGAAGATCGAAAAGATTCTGAAGGAAATAAAGTACAACGCCAGGAACTTACATTCGAAGAGGCACTTGAGTTAGATATCTGTAAAAAATATTTAACCTTAGCTTATTACTCACCGTCGACAACTCCAACATGGCCACGGTTCCGACTGGTGTTTGGCTTAGAGAAGCCAATAATCGATCCCGGCTTTTATAAGTTCTTCACCCAAAAGATTTACGCTCAGATTCCTGGCTCAGATATTCGGGCCACGACGGTACCTAATCTTTTCTATGGACCTCGCAAAGGGGAGAAAGTTTTTGAACTGTCAAGTAACTTTATTCCAGCGGCCAAACAAGACGAAGCCCATAAGATTTACTTGGCTCTACCAAAGGAAGAAGACATAAATGACAAAAGAGCAGAAGACATACTTAATGCACTTACCACCAACGAAGAAGGGATTGATCTAAAAAAACTCGTAGCCAATACAGTTCGTGCTGTCCTTGACGGGGAAGCTGTAGAAGACCGAAGCTCAACCATGGCTGCTGTCTTTAAAGAGCTCATAGGTTGGAGCAATTGGTTAGGAGCACACCAGATACCTGTGTGCGTATCACCGTTGACGATAGCTCACCAAGCGTTCTATAATATCTATGCGTACCCTCACGACCTGGACGGTAAATTTGACCGAATTCTAAATTCAATACGCGACACAGCTGCGATCCAACCAGCTATCGCTTTAGCTTCTGATCTAGGCTCGTTAGCCGTTTGGAAAAAAATTAAGAATAACAACCCAAAAATCTATGAACAAACAGTCACACCAATCGTTCAAGAACAACTTAAACAGTTAAAGAAAGCACAAGTAAACGCTGTGCTCGATTTTTCTTCTTTCTTGCTAGAAGCGCCAATTGACTCAAAAGACACAGCAGAACTCACAACGAACACACAACAAAATCAAATGAACGTTCCCTCTACACCCACGCAGTTAATCAACCTGCAGAACGCAGGCAACAGTCAAAACAGGCAGTTTTCAGAGAATGATGTTGCGGATATCATTGTTACGAATCAAGGCGACGATTTTCTATACGACAGTAGCCTTGACCAGTTTTACCATTACGACTTTGATTACGACCTGTGGTATCAACAAGACGAGCAGCACATCAAGCGCCGGATTGTAAAAGCTCTAGATTCGTTTGTACTTGCAGGTGTACTACCTAAGTACACTTCGGCAACTATAAATAGTGTCTACTTAATTTTAAAAGCAAAGCTATTACGTTCCGATGACGGTGGCCGGAAAAGTATATGGAGTAAATCTAGAGGTCTTATCGCTTTCCAAAACGGAGTGCTTGATACTCGGACATTCGAGTTTCTTGAGGGTAAGCACAAAAATTTATTCCTAAGGCACAAATTGCAGTACGCCTATAACGGCAAAGCTCAATGTCCAGAGTTTAAAGCTTGGTTACAGAGCTCACTAAACGCAGGTCAAGAGCTTCTAATACAAGCTTTTGCTAGAGCGATACTTACCGGATATACAGCAGGAGAACGCTTCTTGCACCTAGTGGGTCCAGGCGGCACAGGTAAGTCGACCATGCAGCAGATCATGGTGGCTCTAGCGGGTTTCCACGGCACTCACACTTCAAGCCTTGAGATCATTGAAACCAATAAATTTGAAACATATAACTTGATTAGTAAAAGATTGCTGTTGCTCACAGATGAAAGCAACTACAACAAGCGTATGGACATACTTAAAAAACTTACTTCAGCTTCGGATACACTACGTGCCGAACGTAAATACGGTAAAGAAATAATTAGCTTTAAACCTGAGTGTCTAGTTTGCATTGCTAGTAACGAACACATCACATCTAATGACTCGAGCAGTGGTCTTGAAAGAAGACGACTAACGATACTGATGGACAAAGTGGTTCCTCCTAGCTCTAGAAAAGAATTGATAAGCGTTCACGATGATCGCATTGAGGGTACGTTTGAACCAGAAATGAGTGGCATTGTGACCTGGGCTTTATCTCTTCCTTACGATCAGATGAAAGATGTCCTAGCCAATCCGACTAAACATGTACCTTCACTAAACAAAACAAACATCGATGCTCTTTTGTTTAACAATCAGTTTGTATCCTGGCTAAATGACTGTTGTTTGTACGCTCCTAACACAACCACACCGGTTGGTCAGGGAGCTAGAAAACCTTCAGTAGACGAGTCTGAGAAAGGTATGTACGTCTCAAACTCATACGGTGCTCTCTATCCTAGCTATGCGAACTTTTGTAGAGCTTGTGGCTACAAGCCAGCAGCTAAGCACAGGTTTATAGAACGAACTCGGGAAGCATTAATCAATATTCTTAAACTTGAAGGCATAGAGCTCACGTTAAAAGATGGAATACCATCAATGAAGGGCTTGCGTTTAAAGGGTTATGATCTAAAATCCGACCGGGCTTCAACAGGGCCTGATCGACTGCCCTCCCCGGTTGAGTTTGCTCAAGATCCAACCACTTCCATCTGGAACCTTGCTTTTCAAAAACATGACACGCCGCCAAAACTTTAATTTCACATTAGTAATAGTCGGAGCTTTAGGGATCGGTGCTTTAACTGCAGTCACAGCCCCAGCTAATCTTGGTGTGGCACTCGCTTTCGGTGGTGGTTTACTAGGAGGTGTCAGTGTCATGCGAGAGCGTGCACGAGTTAGCCGAGCTGAAAATGATATGTCACTCAAAGTAACGTCAACATTTACAGCTTTATATGAGATGAACGGTGGTTTAGTCGACCCCTTTCAACTCTCGTACTTAACAAACATAGAACCTGAACGAGCCTATTCCTTTCTTAAAGCTTTAGCTGAAAACACTGGGGGAACAACAATAGCAGCTAAGGACAAAGGCCACGTCGTTTTCGCGTTCCCTCATACAAAGAGCACTCTGGAAGAACTAACAACTAATGCACAGAACTGGGTGCAAGCACAAAACCAAGCACTGACAATTGAGTTGGAAAAATATAAGCAAGTTGTGAGTCTTATGCAAGCTCAACAAGCTCAACAAGCTCAGCAAGCAACTACGAATGCATTGAGGCAGGCAGAACCAGCAGCAGACTCAGGATCAAGGATCGATCCCTGGACTAGATAAAAATTAGCCAAACTCCCAGCCAGCTAAGCTAGAGTCTTCAACAGTTTTTAGAGCTGTACACACAATTGGTAGTTCTTTTTTAAGTACGGCTCCGATACTGCGGGCGATACTGCGATGCTCCAACTGAGTGTTCTCTTTACCTCTGAGACCTACATAGTGTATGAAGCTTCTAATCGTACCGCTTATGTGGAGACGGGTTGTCGTGTATTCAGGTAATACATTTCGAGCACATTCTTTTGCGATTCCATGGTCTAACATCTCGTGATATAAATGTTTTAACTCACTGTCGATAGATTTAAGTTTATTCCAGAAATAATCTCTTACTTCGGGAGAGACTTCATCCGCACTACTCTGCCTATTATCTGGTGTTTGAAGTCTTAACTGAAATTCAAACTCATTTCCATCGCCCACGAGGATTTCACTCGGGTCAGAATATCTTTGAGATAATTCTTGAAAAGCAAAACTTCGATGTCTTAATATTTGAGGAGAGATAGCACGAGTAGTCAAAACCTCAAAAGAAGCCGACGCTTGTTCGAATACACTCCAGTGCCCGTGACGCACACAGAAGCTTAAAAGTTTGACAAACTCCTCACGATCTGGATTCTTGGTTGATACCCTTGCATGTCGAGCAATTGTTTTCTCACATTCAGGAGTAATCCAATTAAGACTGGCCGAATGAAGCTTCACTAGCTACGGGGGAATGCTTGCTGATAACGCACCCTAGCAGTAATCTCGGAGGGATTTGAAACTAACCTAACGATATCCGCAGGACCAAGACCTAGTTTCATTCCCGCCATCCGAACGGGTTCACCACCGTTAGTCATCATTATCTTTTAACCGGAACTGCTTTCTGTATTAACTGTAAAGGTAATGAATCTGGCATACGATACGTCTGTGGGTATGCAGCGTGTGTCGGGTCAGAAGCTTTTAAGAATGTTTGCTCAGGAGACGCCGTCATAATTTGCAACTTGGCTCGCATATCGGGGCTCATTGAATTTTGTGTGTCAACGAGATACTGTGCCCGGTTCATATCCATAGCTCTCATAGGGAGCTGCAGCGAATCCTTATGGGTATACCCGGCTGGTCCAGTTAACTGAGAACTCTCAAGAATATTACCTTCCCCATATCCAATTGGACCTATAGGTTCACGTGCATACTCACCACGGTCGCGTTTATACTGCGCATAGATTCTATTGATATCATCCACTGTAGACGCACGCCTAGATGCGATTGCTTCAAATGTATTTGCATACATCGAAGGTTTTCCAGTAGTCGGAGAGCCTATTGGTTTCACACGATCAGCCATTGGGCCGAGGCCGCCAGGTCGCTGAACAAAAGTATGCTTTTCCATTTTTGTAGTCTAACTCCGTTTTGGTTGCTTCTCACGATTAGTTTTTTGTGAAACTACCCGGAGATTGCTTGGACTGTTATCCGTCGGATTGAAATTTTTGTGGTCTACTTCCTTTCCGTCTCCTTTATGTACCCGCCCATTTTTTTCCATATACTTTCTCGCTTTATTTCGAGCTGCACGACGTTTCTTCTGCTTCTCAGTGCCGCCATGTTCGCGATATTCTTTCGCATAATCTCTTGCCATTATCTAGTCCCTTTGATAAACCAGCCACTTTTGTCACCTGTAACCATCCACCGAGGGCCTAAATTCTTCTTGGAATAAAGTTTATCTTTACCATTTGTAGATATATAAGTTCCTCCTACAAGATCTAAATCACCAAACGGATCGTGCACGATAATATTTTTTCTGTCGGCTGTAATTCCTTTACAACAAATCCAATGGCCACCGCCGGTTGGCGCTGTGACAGGACCTTTGTGGAGAATACCAATAGGCACAGGAATATTTTTACTCAGTAGAGATTCAATATCACTCCAAGTACCGGTTTGAACAAACGACGCAGTAACACCAAAATCTTTAAGAGCTTTAATCTGAGAGGAAGGTTCTGTCGTATCCCCGTAGCTATATACAACTTTTATGTACTCATCGTCTATTGCAATAGCCTCAGGGTCAATACCGCTTAACATCATCGCACAGCTACTGGAGTAGCAAGTTCGCATAGGATCTTTATAGTTATCACGTTGTGAATAATAAGGTACGTTTAAATTAATCTCTTTATTCGGTTGTTTAACTGGAGCAGGTTCAGCATCATTAATTATTTTCCAGTGATCTGGATAAATCCACCACTCACTGTCAGGTTCCGTGGTTAAAAATACTCTTTGGTGAAGTTCTCCTGCATATGTACGAAGCTCAGTCCATTGCCACGCGGAATCCTTGGGTACGTACAGTTTTTGTTCAGCCGTTAACTCGTCACTACCAATAGGCTTACGCTTTAACCAAGTGTTCTGTTTTGCTAAAATTGATTTTGACAAGAGTGGATGCTTAGTTTTTTCTAAGAATAATTTGCGCTCCGCCCCACGGCGTCTCACTAAACCTGGTACGTCCTCATCGCCACCGGCTTTTACCCATCTTAAAAATTCAGCAGCAACGATTAACTTACTTTCTCCCTCGTTTAAAAGTTTTAATAATGTTGAATTTACAAACGCTGTTGTTCCGATGTTAAAAACAAACGAAATAAGAGCGTCATATTCATTTTGATTAATTTTAACGTTGACAAAAGAACTCACACATTGCTGAGAACTATTTGTGTCTTGGGCTAAGAGTGCGTACGCTTGTTCCTTAGTTATGGTCAGCCCTGTGGTCACGTCACTACCTGTATGCCCGTAACCAATTGTTAATACTCCTGCAATGTCTTTATAAGCTGTGAGTTCGAGACCCTCAAATTCTTTTATAAAGTTCAGACCGTTTTCAGATATTCGCATGATTAAGAATACACAATTTAAACAGCAGTAATTGTGACTCTGTACTCAGTAGAACTACGAGCACTACGGTCTACATAAACAGTAGCGG